TAACAAGGCTGAAAGCCCAAAGTGTAACCATGACGAGCTACCCGATTGACCTATAAGGCCTCTAGAACGAACGCTATTGAAAGATAAAGGGTGAGGGTAGGGTTGCCCCTAGGTTACGATAGAAAACGCAACCTAGAGGGTTTTAGAGGGTTATTCTAAGGGACTATCTTTGTGCTCCACGTCAAGGCGCTGGATCTCTTTTTTAAACCTTTCGGTCAACTCACTGCAATCAGTCTCAGCGTTCCATACCTTCGTATCGAAGTAGTGAAGCTCATCAGCTACCCTGCGTTCGTACCAATCTTGAGACTGCCAGTGTCGCCAACCTTTCAGGACGTCCAAGTAAAAATTATAGGCCTCATCCTCTGCCCAATTCTGTTCTGCTACCTGCATTAAACTATTCTTGCTCATATATCCTCGCTAATTGCTAAACGGTTTTAGAGGTTTATCGCTTAAACGCTACGTTACCACCCCAATAGAGGGTATCGGTCTCATCGTCGGCATAATTTCAGGCTAGATCCGCAATGTCATTATCTTGCTCGACCGTTGGAGCTGCCCATAATTTATAGGCGGCACTAGTTTCCTCTAGGATGTCATCACCAGCTAGCGTCTCAATAGCCTTGAGTATCTCACCGCTAGTTGCGAATCCTGCGTATCGTGAATCTCTGTTGTATGCTTGCACTGTCATATATCCTCACTAATTGCTAAAACGTTCTGTTACTCGCTCAAGGCTGTGATAGACTGCCGATGCTACGGCACCGATAAAAGCTCCGAGGGTGATGCAGTCATAAACGGTGTTTAGTTGGATGCCTAAGATGTTCATATACTTACCTATTTATATCGGTCAGAAAAATTTACTTTGACTTGTGTCGTATCCAGCCCGTGTTTCTTACAAAACGCCGCTTTCGCCTCTTTCAGAGTCTTGCTCCAAGTCGTAGAACACTCATAGACCCACACCTTTGATTGAAACGGACGTAAGTAAATATCAATTTTTCTATGCTGATTCATATATCCTCGCTTGTTTAGTCGTTAGTCTCATCAGTACAGCGTTAAAGCGGTTTAGCTGTCAGGGTAATTTTTCTACGCAACGATTCAGAGTGCAGAGATATAGCGACTTGACTCACAATGTCGTCGACCTGACCGTCATGTTCACATACACCTGACTCGATGAGTTTGCCGTTGACGTAGACTCCGTACTCCATACCCTCTACAATGTTGTCAATTTCAATATTCATATATCCTCCGTAGTCGTTATTGACTATGTACAGTTAGTGTAAAGCGTACGATGCGGACTGTCTACAGTTAGTTTCAGATATTCGAGGTGGACAATTAATTATTTTTCACTTACGGTTTAAGTGTGTGGAACATAGTGCGCCATAAACCGAAGGCTTCTAGATACTCACCGCATCCCGCACGAATACTAGAGGGATTCAGGCATACACTGCCAAGCTCTAGAGGTAATCTGTATCGAGCAGTACGAGCCCACCTGAAGATGACTCGCAAGCCCTTCGCCGACAAACTAGGCATCAACGTAGACTCGCTGAGGTATAGGGAGAGAGCCAAGCAGTTGTATCATCCGATGGAAGTCGCAGTATTGTTCGAGGCTAGCGGCATGAACACTGAGGAGTTTATCAAATTACTTAATGACATCGCCTAGTTACTACTTCACTAGAATTAGAAAACTAGTTACCTATCCATAAACCTATAGTAATATCAAATGGTTACATACAAATCCCCTAATAGGCTTTTCAAAATCCAAACCAATTCGAAAACTCGCAGGGTACCAGTACCAGCTATATCCAACCTCCCACATAAAAATCGCACCCCCTAGTTTTTATGAGCGACACAGATTTAAAACAGCTTCCCGAATCTCAAGAGCCTATAGTATTAGAAAATCCTGAACCTTCTCCAAACGCCGTTATAGAGGTATTGCCTCCGGTGTTGAGGGAGATTCCGCATACTAGGCATCATGTAAAGGATGAGCAGTTAGGTTTGCAGATACGGGATATGGCTAAGCTAGGGCTAGGCAAGCAGAGCACTGCGTTAGCGGCTAGGGTTACTCCTTACATCTTAGAGAAGTATTACTTGGATGAGTTCTTGGAGGGCCAGGCTGATATGCAGCGAGGTTTAGCTGCTAAGGCTGTGTCTGAGGCGATGGATGGGAACACGGCTATCTTGCTTCATTTGCTTAAAACTAAGCTAGGGTGGAGTGAGCATCAGACGTTAGAGATTAGCGGTGAGATTAGGAATGTTGTTAGTTCTAAACCATTAACGAAGGAAGAGTTTATACTGAGGTATTTAGCGCAGGATGGAAAAGAAGGTGAGGGAGAGTGAGGTTTATCGGTGCCCTAAGTGTGAGCATGTAACGACTGTAAAGGTTGCATGTGAGGAGGTACCGTATGTTAGTTTGTTTGCTGGTGCTGTTGGGCCTTATTTTGTGTGTCAGAATCCTCGGTGTGATGTAGAGCGGATTTACGGCACTAACGCTGTGATGGTTAGCGGTAAATGACAGAAAGTTTAGACCAAAATGTTGTATGGGCACCTCAGGCCGGTCCTCAAGAGGCTTTAGTAGCTTGCCCTATTACTTTGGTTGGTTATGGCGGTGCTCGTGGTGGTGGTAAGACTGACGGGGTTTTAGGTAAGTTTGCTGTAAAGCAAGAACAGTTGGGGGCTGATTTCAATGCTATCTTCTTTCGTAAAGAATTGCCTCAAGCTGATGACCTTATTGAAAGAGCTAAGCAGATATATTTACCGCTCAAAGCGCATTGGCAGGACCAGAAAAAGCAGTTTACCTTCTTATCGGGTGGTCGCCTACGTTTTAGACCTTTAGGCAATGATGGTGATGCTGAGAAGTATCAGGGCCAGAACCTCTCAGATTGCGCTATAGAAGAGGCTGGTAACTACTCTGACCCTTCCCCTATCTGGAAGCTATTCGGCGCTCTACGAGGCAAGGGAGGCGGTCAGGTTATCCTTACGTTTAACCCTGGTGGCGTAGGTCATGGGTGGCTTAAAGAGTTGTTTATCAAACCAGCTCCTAAAGGGATGCAGGTACTAGAGAAGAAGCTGCCTAATGGTAGTAGTTTTGACTACATTTACATACCTTCGAGAGTGCATGACAACCAAATCTTGCTTGCGAGAGATCCTGAGTACATCAACCGATTGCACATGGTCGGTAGTCCAGAACTTGTCAGAGCTTGGCTTGAAGGAGATTTCGAGATTCACGAGGGTAGTTATTTTCCTGAATTCAGTGGGAAACACATTATCGCTCCTTTTAATTTACCTAAACACTGGCCTCGCTACCTTGGTTATGACTGGGGTTATCGTTCTCCTTTCGCCGCTGTTTGGGGTGCTGTTAGTTCTGGACGGGATGACAAAGGTAATGAAGTGCCATATCCAAAAGGAAGCATTGTCGTATATCGAGAGATGCACTCCAAGGGAGTTGATAATGTTGAGCAAGCTAATCGAATTGCAGCAGCTTCCATCGGAGAAAATCCAATAGCCGTAGCTGACCCAAGCATCTTTAACCATGAGGGTGGACCAAGCATTAACGACCAGTTCAATGTTGTGTTTGCTAAGTTTAAGCATCCAAGTTTCAGGCCAGCAGATAATGACCGTATCTCCGGTTGGTCACAGATTAGGCAAAGGTTGGTAGGTAAACCGCCGTTACTCTATATCTTTGCTAATTGCCAATACTTGCTAGAGACTTTACCATCCATGACGATAGACAAGCGTAATCCAGAAGATTTGGATACAAACGGAAACGATCATGCCGTCGATGCTTTACGCTATATGTGTAAAGCTAGACTTCTCGACGCTAAGTGGGAACAACCCGCTGAGGTTTTCAACAAAGGTTTGATTAAGTTGCAAGCATATATTTCACAGATGAGACAAAACAACCAACGAGCAAAAATATGAAAGTTCAGCCTAAACCTACTGTTGAAAAGTATAGTGGTCGTTGGTGGAAAAATGAGATTACTCGCGCGGAAGAACGTCGCAAAAAGTTTATAGAAGCTGCTGAAGAAAGTATTAGGGTATACAACGCTCAAAAGCAGGTGGGTGTTCTTAATGACGCAGAAAGACGACTTAATGTTTGGTGGTATTGTACTAATACTCTTCTTCCTGCTTACTACTCTTCAACTCCCAAAGCAGAAGTAAACCTTAGAAAACGAGCTGGAAGTCTGCCCTATGAGCTTGGTTCTGTCGTCCTTGAGCGTAATGCCCAATACGCAATGGATGTTCATTTTGATTTCGATAAAATTGGTTATCAAGCTGCTCTGCAATTTTTGCTGACTGGACAAGCAGTTTTGTGGGCTCGCTACGTTGCTGAGTTTGAAACTGCCTATGAAGAATACGCAGTTATTCGCGACCCAGAAGGTAAGTTGATTGACGGTGAAGGCAACGACTACGAAGGTGAAGAAGAAGAACTAGAAGAACGTGAAGGCGGCATACTCATCGGCGGTATGCAGGTTCAAAAGAAAACCAGCGAAAAAGCTATTATCGAAGTTGTTCAATACAACGATTACTACTGCAACGATGCTCGTAGTGAAGCAGAGATTGAGTGGCAAGCTCGTAAAGCCTTCATGGATAGAAGCCAAGCAGAAAGCCTGTTTGGCCATGAGATTGCTGAGCAACTTACATACGACAGCTATCCAGAAGTCATAAAGAAAGATATTGCCCGACAAGATGACCGCTACGAAGGTAAGGCAGAACTCTATGAGATATGGGACCGCCCTTCACGAAAGGTTTATTGGCTTCAAAAAGGTGGAGATAAGACCCTTATCGAAACCTCAGAACCTCCGATTCGATTTGAAAAGTTTTTCCCTTGCTCTGTTATTCGTCAGTCTGCTGATCCCGATAGCGTTATTCCTGTCTCGGATTACAGCCATGTAAAAGACCAGATCCTCGAAGTCGAGCGGCTTACAACCCGTATCCACGCTGTTACTCAGGCCATTCGTACAAATAGCCTCTACGACGCGACTTTGGGGAACCAAGTTGAAATGCTCATGACTGGTGACCTAAAGCTCATCCCAGTCACTAACTGGCCGTCCTATAAGCAACGTGGTGGTCTTGCTAATGGCATTGAAGCCATGAACATAGAGCCATACATCAACGCTCTAAACATCCTTCAGGGAGCTAGGCAGAACGCTTTGCAACAGCTCTACGAAACACTGAAAGTAAGCGACTTGCTTCGCGGTACTTCAGAGCAGTACAAGTCTGCAACAGCTAACAGACTCGAAAATCAGTGGTCGTCGATGGGACTCATCGTGCGACAGAACATGTTTGCTAAATTTGTTTCAGACTCAATTAGCAATCTTGCAACCATTATCGCTGAGGTATTTGAGCCAGAGACTATCTTTGACGTTGCTGATGCAGATGCTCTTATCGAGCCTACTTTACCACCGCCTCCTCCACCTCCTCCTGCACCAGAACCTATGCCACAGGATGAGACAGGTATGATGCCTCCAATGCCTGAGATGGCACCACCAATGCCACCGCCTTACGATCCGCTTGCAGAGATTGATAGGGTCAAAGGACAAATCTTAGAGATATTGCGAGACGATAAGAAGCGAAGCTATCGAATCCAAATCGCTACCGATTCCATGATGGCTATCGACCAACAGCAGCAACAACAAGAAGCTACCATGCTGATTCAAACAGCAGGTTCGTTCTTTGACCAAATGCGTGGACTTATCGACCAGTACCCCCCTCTGATCGACTTCTCTATTTCGTTGTTCCAAAACATGATCAAACGCTACAAAGGAGGCAAAGAGATCGATGGCTTGTTTACGAAAGCTCTTACGCAAATTGGTGAGATTGCTAAAGCTAAAGAAGAAGCAGCTAAGCAGCCGCCTCCACCAGACCCAGTAATGCAAGAAATGCAAGCAAGAATGCAGATAGCGCAAATTGAATCACAAGCTAGGCTGCAAGTGACACAGATGGAGATGCAGGACAAATCAACTAAGAACCAACTTAGTTATCAAGACCAGCAACTCAAAATGCAACGTGATCAACTTGAGGCTCAACTCAAAGTTCAAGACCAACAATTTGGCCAATACATTCAACAACAAGAACTTTCTATTGCTCAACAAGAAGTACAGATTAAACAATCTAATGTTCAAGTTGAAATGCTTAAAGTTCAATCGGCTAGTCAGTCTGATGCTAACAAGCAAGCCATCACTCAAGAAACAAACCGTATGGCGCAGATTCTTGAGTTGCAGAAACTTGAGCTTGAGCAAATGCGAATCAAACTTTCTGAGTCCGAAAAACTTATGGAAGAACGCAGATTGCAAGCTGATGGCCAACTTGAGCGTATCCGCATGAGCATGGAAGCTCTTCAACGTCTTCCACAGCAATCGCCAATTATGATTCAAACTGATAAGCCAATGGTGGTCGAAAAAGCTCCGGTCCGCAGTAAAAAGCGTAAAGGAACTATCATTACTGATTCAGAAGGTAATCCTGTTGGGATTGATATTGAGGAGATCGACTAATGGCTACAACAGTATCCAACTCAGCAGCATCAGTTAATCCTGACATTCCTGTCGCTACAGTTGTTCGTAGCGGCAACGTATATCAAGAGATAGTGCAGGGCCTTGTTAATCAACCATACGATCAAATTGAACTTGCATATACTGGAAGCAATCTAACTTCAGTTGTTTACAAATTAGCTGGAGCAACAGTAGCGACTCTTACTCTTTCCTATACTGGCAGCCAACTTGATTCGGTAGTGAGGTCATAGTGGCTTACGTTTTTAATCCATTCACAGGTACATTTGACGTTGTTTCTGATGCTGCTTCTTCACCTGGTGGAAGTACTGGGCAGGTTCAGTTTAATGATTCTGGCTCATTCGGTGGTGACGCTGGAATGACATACGACAAGACAACAGACACCTTGTCACTGCTAGGCAATATATTAACAACAGGTGGTACAGCGGCTGCTCCCTCTCATTCTTTTGTTACTGATACCGACACTGGTGTTTATATAGCCGGTACTAATATTCTTGGATTAACAACGGCTGGCACATCTAGGGTGCTTCTTAACGCAAACGGTAATGTCGGCATTGCGACAAGTGGAACGGTTTTAAACAATGCTAAATTTTCAATTAATACAAATACCGATAAAAACTTTATCATGGTTGGCACTAATGGGTCACCTGAGATAGCAAGTATTAATGATGCATATAACGTTTATCAAGAGCTTCGGATCAATGGCTCTCCTCTGCTTTTAAATAATGCAGCGACTGGCAATATTCAAATAGGAGTTGGTGGTGGTAATTTACTTGTTGGCGGCACAACAGGCACACACAAGCTGACTGTGCTAAGCGCATCAACCGCAACGGTTTTATCTCTTGCCAGTAGCATTGTTAGTTCTGGCTCGCCTGTTACTTTCTCAATGACCTCTGGCCCAGGTCTTATTATGACAGCAGGCTCAAACATTCAAGGAATAAATAACGGTAGCTTTGCAATTATCAATTCCGTGTCGACTGCTACGTTGCCAGTTTACGCATTTAGAAACGCGACAACGACAGGCATGGGGACGCCGTCTAGCGGGTCTACTGATATTACGTTTACATGCGGAGGTACTGAAAGAGCGCGAATTAACGTAAATGGAATTACTTCTTCGGGATCTTTTACAGGCGGTGTTGGTGGTTCGGCTGCGGCTAGTATTGTTAACGGACAGCGATGGAATTTGGCTTCAAGCGGTACGTCTGGCGATTTTTTAATCCGAAATGAATCGCTTACAGGTCCGGTTAAAATTCAATTTGGTGGCACTACTGCGTCATTCCCATCGATTGAGAATATTGGCGCAAACATTATTATCCGCAGTGCTAACGCAACAAACGCAACAAGAGTTGGTATTGGTGCTGTATCACCAGCAGCTATGCTAGATGTCACAGCTTTAAGCGATGTAACCATTGGCGCTATTTTTCGATCTGCTTCCGCATCGGCTGTAAATTTAATGGAATGGAGAGATAGTGCCGGATCGACAAGAATGAAAATAAATCAAAATTTTGTATTCTTTCCAGTACAAGCAACAACAGCGGGTGCACCAGCTTATGTATTAGGCGGGATGTATTTTGATACTACACTAAATAAACTGCGAATCGGTGGAGCAACAGGTTGGGAAACAGTAACAAGCGTGTAAGAAAATAAATTACAACAAAACCTTATCAAAACTAAGGAGACAAAATGAAATACATAATTGACGAAGAAATAGTAAAAAGCATTTTAAATTATTTAATCAGCAAGCCGTACGCAGAAGTCTATCAAGGCGTTGAAGCACTCAAGATACTTAAAGTGCTAGAAGAGAAAGTAGAAGAAAAGGAAGAATAAAATGGCAATAAAGAAAATCGTTTTGAGCTACGAAGGCGAAGAAGTTCTCATTGACGCAGCTATTGAAGCATTAGCGATAGATCAAGGCTGGACCATAGATAGTGTCCTCACAAAAGAAGAGACAGCAAAAGCAAATGTAAATAATTACATTCGAGCACAAGTGGAAGGTTACAATGTTAGACAAGCTCAAGAAGCTGCTAAAGTCGCAGCTCAGGAGGCTAGCTTACAGGCTCTTAATGCCATCACAGTAACATTTGAAATTGAGTAATGTCAGATTCAGAGCCATCAAGATATGGAAGGACAATCTTACGTTAGCTTCTTCGAGGATGCCGAACAGGTATAAAAATGTTTCTATTCTTCAAACCACCGCAGAGTTATCTGCAAGTACAACTATTAGATCCTGATGGATTTAAAAAAGCGTACGATCGGTTAGAAGAAGAGTACGCAGCAAGAATACTGCAATCAAAGCAGCCTAAAACCAAGAAGCGTAAGCGTCCGTCCCTTGAGTTTAAGAAGCAGATACAAGCGCAGTTAGAAGCCGGAGCGCCAAAAGAACAGATTCTCAACACTCTTGATACAGAAGCATTGAAAACTGAAGTTTCTGCAATTCTTGCAGAGTATAATGCAAAGCTAGTAGCGCATACAGAAATGCTATTAGAGCAAGCAAGAAAGATAGCTTTTGAAAAGAAAAAGAAAAAAGACAGAAAAATTAAAGCATTGTTGCTTTTAACTGCAATGGATGACTAATGACAGAAAAACACAAACTATTCCAATGGTGCCATGTGCAGCAGAAGGTTGTTTCGGTTGAAGAGGTAATGGTGCGAGTTCATGCCAATGCAGCGCATCACTTTATCCACGATGAAATGCCACCAACTAGAAACCCTCTTAATCCTAGAGAGATTTACACAAGCAAAAGCAAATTACGAGCTGCTTATCGAGCGGCTGGTGCAGTAGAAGTCGGAGATGCTTACGACAGAGGGTACACAACAGAAAGAGAATCTGGTGCGTCTGAACGTAAGCTCATCCAAAACATAAAAGCCAAAATGATAGATAGGTACAGGAATGGAAGATAATGTAACCGAAGTAACTCCTGAAAATGTAACCCCAGATCGAAACGAAACTGATTTACAAATTCGTCATTCATTGCGTAAGCAGCTTCATAGTCAAAATGATGAAGTAAGTAAGACAGAAGCAGTTGAAGAAACCAAGGAAGAGGATTCCGAGGTTGAAACTTCTGCACCAGCGGCACAGTCTGAGCAGATTGTTTATGCTCCTCCGGCTGATATGAACAAGGCTGAGAAAGAGGCTTTTCTTAATCCTACGTCTGAAAACTCTCATGTGCTTCAAGGCTACCTTAATAGACGGGCTCACGAAACTCGCACTCAGTATGATCGCAAGGCTCAAGAGCTTAATCAGTTAATCGAGCGCAACTCGACAGTTTACAACACTATTAAACAATACGAGGAAGATTACGCTAAAGAGGGTATCTCAATACAAGATGTAGCCAAACGCTCTGTTGCTTGGGATAGAGCGATGAAAAACAACCCGTATGCTACAGCAGTAGAATGGCTGGAATCTTACGGTATTTCTCCTGAAGAACTTGTAGGTGAGAATCAAACGGAATATCAGGAGGCAGAACAAGAATACCTTACTCGCGCTGAGGCAGAGCGGATTGCTGAGGAGCGATGGCAATCAATGCACCAAGAGCAAGAAAAAAAGGCAGTTGAGTACATGAATCAAAAGATTGTAGAATCTTTCATGAACCAGAAGCCTTTGTTCCGCGACCCAGAAACAGCTTCCCAACTGGAAGGTGAGATGGCCCCCGTGGTTAGAGCTTTAACCCAGACAGGCAGATATAGCTCCCAAGAGGAGATCCTAGAAACTGCCTATAATTATGTGGTGAATGGTAATCCGGTATTTGCCAACCTGAATCAAAAACTTCAGGCCAAGCCGGTCATACAGCAGCAAATGCAAGCCACGCAAAGGGCAAAGCAAGCTGCTAGATCAATATCTGGCTCTGCTGGCAGCGGAACCCCCAGGGTAGTAACGAAAGACATTCGGGATAACCTGCGGCGGCGCATGACTGGCGATTAGCTAACTCTGAGCCAAGAGGTTATCCACTAAACTTTAGAGGATAATTAAAATGGCTAATTTGGAAGAGGCAATCGTAGCGACCCTTTTCGATCAGTCGGATGCTATTGCGGATGAGGTTCTTCACCACAATCCAGTTCTCGCATCTCTTGACGATCAGGGACTTATTCGTAAATTTTCTGGTGGATATGAACTCCGCAAGCCCATCATGTACAATGATGCAGCTCAGGGTGGTTTCTACGCTGGATTTGATTCGTTCAACCTTGCTGCAATCGACGACCTTACGGCGTTCCGATTTGCTATCAAGCAGTGCTATGAGCCTGTAGCAATCTCTGGACGTGATCGTCGCGCTAATCGTGACGAAGCAGCTCTCCTTGACCTTGCAGAAAGCAAGATTAAGGCTGCTGTAGCTCGTCTCAAGAACACAGTTTCTACATCCCTTCGTGGCGATGGAACAGGAAGCAGCGGACTTGAGTTTGATGGTTTGAAGAAAGCAATTTCTACATCCCCATCGAGCGGTACCTACGGAACCATTGATCGTTCTTCAAATGTTTGGGCACGTAACCTTGCAGTTAATACGACCCTCTCTGCTTCTAACGTACAGGAGACTATCACCGACGCGATTTCGCAAGTTACTCGTGGCGATGAGCAGCCTGACCTTGGAATCATGGATCGTGTTGCTTGGAAGTACCTCCACAGCTCTCTCACCGCTATTCAGCGTATTCAGCTTCCTACCAAGAAAGCTGTAGCTGGATTCCGTGTGCTTCAGTACGACGGATGCGATTTCGTGTTCGACGGTGGATACGGTTCTTCAGTGCTTGAGACTAATTCATGCCGACTTCTTAATACGAAGTACTGGTCGATGGATTTAGTCCGAGGCGCAGATTTCAAGCCCCTGGCTCCTGAGATGGCTCGACCAGTGGACCAAGATGCTTTCTTCACGGTAATTATCGTTGAAGGAAACCTCTGCTGCGCTGCTCCTGCACTTCAAGCTGTTATTTACGCTTAATTTTTGGAGGTAACAGAATATGTCAGGTTCAGGATCATTCGGAGTTAATTATAAGAAAACCTTCACAAATACAGAACTTCCGCTACCAGCTTCGCTTGGTGCTTTTGGTTCTTTGCCAGAAGGTGATTTCATTTTCTGTAAAGCAGGAGAATCACTTACTCAATACGATTTCGTATCGATTAAGGATGATTATACTGTCGTTCAGATGGACAATACTGAAGCAACAACAAAAGTTCGTTCTTTTGGTGCAGCTCAGGTAGCAGCAAGCACCAACGAGTACCTTTGGGTATGGGTTGGTGGAATTGCTGGTGGTGGTAGTGGCAAGGGGATCAAAGGTCGTCTTATCAATTATACTGCCAAGAATTCGGTATATACGACCGCAACTGGTGGCGTTTGCGATGACGCTTCTGGTGGATCGTTTGTACTACTTCCTGGCGTGATTGGACTCACAACTGTAGGAGCTACAGCAGCTTCGGCAGAACTTCAATCAACCAGACCATTGTCGATTGACTAATTGAAAGGGGCGGCTAGTACAGCGCCCCTTTTTACAAGGATTTTAATATGGCAAGCGCAACCACATTGATTGGACTTGGTATGCCAGCAGAGCTTGCTTCGGCAACTGCTGATGGCGTGTTTTCTGGCACTGTAACACCTACCGGACAGGTAGTTGCTACGGCTGCTGGTATCCGTACCAAGCAAGCAATCAACAACGTAGGTGATACTACACCATCAGCAGCAGAGCTTACGACTTCGTTCGGTGCTCCAGCTACAGTTGGTGCTGGTTTTATAGGTATTGTAAAAGATGCTGACGCTGATACTAACTGCTTTATAGTTTTGTCAAACGGCACTTCTTACTTCTATCACAAGTTCACAAAAGCTACATAGCTTCGATGGGGGTGAAAAGCCCCCTTTAATTTATGGATAAAAAATCTGTTCCACTGACTTCTATCACTCGTACTACAGATGATCCCTATCTTCTGAAATACGATGACTATGACTTAGCCAAAATTGCTCGATTTATTGGAATGGATTCCTTAGATCAGGCTTTAAGTGGTTTTAAGAGTAAAGAAAAGTTCACAATCGGAGATGTTCTCAAACGATTGGGAATTAAGTCATCAGAACTTGATGTAGATACTACCGTGTCTTTAGGTAAAGAATAATTTATGCCAGATTTTACACCCTCTAATCCAACCGCTCTTTTTTCTGCTCGACGTGTTGCTGCTGTAACGCCATCAGACTCTACTGACCTAACTGGTTGTAGAGCTTTGTGGGTAGGCGGCGCTGGTGTTGTAAGCCTTAAATGCGTCGATGATTCCGCAGCCGTTTCACTGACTGTACCAGCGGGGACACTCTTACCAGTGTTTGCAAAGAATGTTATGGCCGCAACAAGTGCAACGCTTATTGTTGCATTATATTAGGGAGCTTATGTATCTAGGCATTGGTATTGGTACAACACCAATTAGTGTTGTATCAGAATCGTTCAATCCAACAAAAATCAGTGGATTAAAATTATGGCTAGATGCCTCCGCCAAGGCAAGTTTATATCAAACCACAGGTGGAGCTGAGGCAACTGCTAATAACGACCCAGTTGGTCAATGGCGAGATTTATCTGGACAGAACAATAACTTCAGTCAATCCACAGCAGCAGCACGACCATTATTTCAAACAAACTCTATAAATGGATTGCCAACCGTCAAAGGAGATGGCGTAAATGATAGATTATTAGCGGCAACTAGCATTACAGGATCTTCAAATTTTACTGTGTTTTCTGTCATGAAAATGCGGACTGCGGCTGCTGCCGAAGAAAGACCTTACGGTAATGTTGATGGCTCAACTGGCAAAAACGGTTTTTGTTACATCATGAATGCAGGGCAGTACAATCCGAGTTATGTAGTTGCTTGTAACAATGCGGGCACTCAAAGACCAATTTCATGGGTTCAAACGTATGCTGCAAATACTGCTTATGTTCAAACTTACGAACACGGTTCTAGTTTAAAAGCATACGTTGATAACGTGCAGAAAGGTACAGCTTCTGCTTTAACAATGGATTTCCAACAACCTTTTGTCCTTTTTAGTGACGGAACATTAACAGGAGCTTTTTATTCTAGCTGTGATTTTGGAGAGGTTTTAATTTATTCACCAGTCTTGAGTGCCACTGACAAAGATAGAATAGCCGCATACTTAAAACAAAAATGGGCTACAGCATAATTTATGATATACAAATTATGCCTATAAAAACAGGAGACATGAATGGCACAAATTGATTGGCAGAGCATAATGAGCGGTAATTCGCAGCCAAAGAAACGATACAGTGGAGCGAACATTAAATTCTTCTTTGCTTATAACGAGAACCGAGAAAAGTCGTTAGCGCAAGGTCGTCCAATATTTGATGAGATTCCCTCTATCAGCATCCAATGGCCTGGAATGGATGAGACGGTTCGTAAGATTGAGCCACAGGACATGGCCGAGTATCCAGAGCTTTACGCTCGATTCAAGGCTGGTTCAGACCCAGTATCAGAAGGTTCACCTTTAGCTGAATGGCCAATGATGACTGGTTCAGCTATGCGTGAATTGCAGTACCTTGGCTTTAAAACCGTAGAGCAATTATCCGCTGCATCAGACGAAGTAAAACGCAAACTTGGCCCCTTGTCTAAGTTTGTAAAATTAGCCAAAGATTGGTTAGAGGCAGCACAATCAGACCAAGGTGAAGTAGTCAAGTTCAAGCAGTTGTTAGACGTAGAAACTTCTCGACGCAAAGCACTAGAGCACAAGGTTGAACTTCTTTTGCAGCGCGTTGAAGCCAACGAGGGCATTGACCTTCGTGACCAACGAAAGGAGGTGATCCGTTCTACTGAGGCATTAGCAACGCCTTTGGAAGCTCTGGAAGAAGGCATCATCGAAGCTGAAGATGAAAGAGACGCAGCACCAGAAGTGCGAAGAAGAGGACGACCTAGAAAAGTATGACGATTTCAACGGTTATTCAAAACGTAGCAAACGAAGCTGGCTATACAGTCGAGACTAATATTCTCGCCTCCAATGAAGTTACAACTAAGCAGCTCCTCGCCATTGCTAATAGAATCAACCGTGACATCTTTGAAGCGTATCCATGGCCCAAGTGCTACGCTTCTGGTTCAATAACGCTGGTAGGAGGTCAGGCAACTTATCAACTACCAGCGGCTTTTTCTTATTATCACTACGAAACCTTTTGGAATCAAAGCACTCGTTGGAGAGTCCTTGGTCCAATGACTGAGCAAGAGTTTGCGGAGATCCAGGGTTTTGGACTCAACACAGCCGTTTATCAAAGATTCCAAATCAGAGGCATTACTAACTCTGAGCTGCTTATCTCACCAACCCCAGGTGCTACCTATAGCGGCGACATCATTATCTTTGAGTACATTGCAGATCGTTCTGTACGTCCTGTTACCTGGACTGCCTCTACAGCGTTTGCTGCTAACTCTTATTGCTTCTATAACGGCAACTACTATCAAACCACTGCTGGTGGGACTACAGGAGCCACAGCGCCCACGCACACAAGCGGAAGCGTATCCGATGGTGGTGTCACATGGGCCTACTACAACGGTCCTTACAATGAGTTCTTAGCCAATACAGACCGTAGCGTTTTCCAAGAAAAGTTACTTGAGCAAGGTATACTAGAACGGTTTGCAGAGATTCACGGATTAGACAGCATACGGCCAAGATTTGACGTGCAGCTTAATGAAGAATTTAGTCGGGACCAAAACGGTAAAGTTCTCTACGCTGGAGGACACATGCGAGACCCGATGTTTGCTAGAAATGGCGTAGCAGTGTTTGGTACCTGGATATAACTATGAACGGACAAGAACCAGCAATTACACAGCAAGACCCACGAGCTTATTACCTTTATTTGCTGAGTCAACGTATGCCAGCAATGCAAGCTGTGCAAATGGTTGAACAAAGATTTGGGCCACCAAAAACACCAGACCAAAGAGCACGAGAGCAAGCTGGACAAGCTCAAAATAATGCACTAGCTCAAACTGCTGGAACTATCGGTGGCTTACTTGTTACTCAACAGGCTTTGCAAGGCTTTCCTGCTTTGAGTGGATTGTTTGGATCTGGCGCTAGCACTGGTGCGGTAACAACTCCTACTCTCCTTGGAGCGCAAACAGTAGGTGGCACTGCTGGATCAACTGTAGCCACTCCTCCACTTCTTGGAGCGCAGACTACTGCACCACTTGCACCTACGGCACCAGGTTCGACTCTTGGCTCGGTAGGTTCCGTTGCATTGCCAGCAGCCGTAAGCGCATTGATGTTGAACAATATCTGGGAAAGCGGAATGAAAGATATTGTGCGTGGACGAGGTAACCGCGCTGATTACGCAAATCAAGCAATCAATATGAATCCGTATACTGCTCCTCTAAATATTGGATTAAGACTGCTTGGTAAGCGTTCCGTTGGTAAAATGATGACTTCTGGAAAATCAGATGCTCAAGCAATGCGCGATGATTTTCGTGGCCTCCTAAAGCAAACAGGCGTTGCTAACGATACATATAACGTCACTCTTGCTGATGGTTCTCAGTACAATATTGGCTTAGACGGTAAAACTAAGTTGCAAAACGTCGGCGAGAATATTGATAAAAAGAAAACTCGTCAGGCTTGGGATGTAGACTTCTCTAATCCTCTCGCTCAATTTGCAGTTCAACAAATCGACCCAATGATTCGTAATATCTACAAAGATGTAGATGGCAAGATTAAGCCTGAGCAGTACACAGGAATGTTGGTCAATGCCGCTACTTCTAATGCTAAAACTGAAGAAGAAGTAAAAGCCAACATAAATGCAATGCTAAGTCGTTCAGAGTTTGCAAAGAAAGCTGGTGTAAATTTGCCTCCTCCTTCCAACACTCGACAGACGGCACCCGTAGTTAATAAGCCACAAGTATCAGTTCCAGAAGGTAAAAAAGAAAGTAAATCCATTCGTGACATACTCAAATCAAACATGGGTAAAAAGTAGGTAATATGGCAAGAAAAACCGCAATGAAAAAAGACCCAACAGTAAGCATTGCTGTTCCTCAATCTGAAAAGGATCGTTTGCGTGGCCTAAAACCAGGTGGGCCAAGTATGGCTAATGGCGTCGCTCAAGGTAAACCAGGGCCACTTAAACGTCTTTCCCCTGGTGTTTACCGTAGCTCGTCAGGGCAACTTGTAGGCTCTAAAGGGCAACCATTACCTGGTCAACCATCCATGAAAGATAGAGCACGTAATGTTGCTAATATAGTTTCTGGTGGACAAGGCATGGGAGATGGTCGAGATAGAGCGCGACAGGGTGGTTTGGTAGAAGCAATGAATCAAGCTCCACAACAAGGACAAATTGCTACTCGTCCTCCTGCTCCACTTGGCACACCCCCTGGGGCTGGAAGTTTTGCGTATGAGCAACCTCAAAGACCTAATTCTATTAGCGGACTTTTGCAGCGAGGTGGGCAACAACAACAACCAATGATGCAGGAGCCGCAAATGGAGTATTTTCAACCTGCGGAGCAATACGCTCAACAATCTCCAGAGGAATACGCTGCAACTTTAGCTAAAAAACAAGCATTGGCTCAGCAGCAGCAAGGTTTTCAACGGCGACCAATGATGCAGAATCCGCAAATGAATATGCCAACGCCTGAGTTATCATTTGAGCAGTGGAAACAGATGCAAATGGGGCAACAGATGCCACAACAGCAATACGGGCAGCCGCAAAATATGGACCCAAATGGTATGGCTATTGGACCTGGGGGCCAGCGAATGACCGTTCAGCAGTTACAACAAATGAAAGCGCAAAATCCGAATAGGTTTGGTTCAATAAGCTAATTATGGCTTTTCAAGGTTTCACAGTATCCCCGCCTTACGGGGGATTGGACCTAGTAAGTCCGATTGATAACATGGATCCAGCTTATGCGCTGGACTTAGTAAACGTGTTTCCTGGCAATGCCGCTCCTACGGTTCGTCTTGGCTATACTCAGTTTGCAGATATAGGTAGTGCAACTCCTATAAAGTTTGCAGCTCCTTTAATCAAAGCAGATGCAACTAATCTGCTTATTGCTGGCACTAATACCAAACTTTACTCTGTAACAACTGGTGGTGTTGTAACGGATCGTACAGGCCCTACAGTTCCAACATCGGGTGATTGGCAGACGGTTATTTACAATAACCGGATTTACCTTTGTAACGGTCAAGATACTGCGCAGGTTTGGGATGGGACTGCTGCTACTTTTTCTAATCTTACTTTTACTGGCGTTACTCTAAGCAATCTGGTCAATGTTACAGCTTACAAAGAACGATTGTACTTTGTCGAAAAAAACACCGCTAAGGTTTGGTATGGTGGATTACAGGTCACTGGTAGTGGTGGCACTCCTGCTCTTACTAGCTTTGACTTTAGCTATGTATTTACACGAGGCGGATATCTTGTTGGCATTGGTAGCTTTAGCAATACAACCAGCACAACCTCGCAAGATTACTTTTGGGCTTGTAGCTCAGAAGGCGAGATAGTCTTTTACAACGGTGTATACGCTGGAGACCCTACTACCTGGGGCATAGTTGCTCGTTACGTCATTGGGCGTCCTCTTGGCTATAGAGCGTTTGTACGAGTAAACAACGATATATGGGTCATTACTGAACAAGGTATTGTTCCTCTTTCTGGCCTGTTTCAGTCTGATCCAGAGCAAGCCCTAAACATCCTTAGCTATCGTATTAACCCTCTTATCTCTGAGCTTGCTACTCAAGTAGGGTTTGACCATGAGTGGACTGGCTTCTTCTGGCCACAAGGTAGACGAGTATACATCTCTTTACCTTCATCGGGTTCAGGTTGTTATTTCCTAGTATATTCCATTGATACAAAGGGATGGACTAAGTTTAAGCTCTATTCAGACGAACACGCTTTATCAAGCTGCTTGTTTAATAAGCTCCCTTTCTATGCTTCTTCTACAGGTATTATTTGGAGTGGTGAGACTGGCCAAGCTGATGCAATTACGGCAACTAGCAGCCAAGCAATAACCTTTTCAGCTACTGGAGCATTTAGCTTCTACGGGTCACGCTCTAACTACAAAGCCTTTAAAGACATTCGACCTATTCTTAAAACTCGTCGTGGCGTTACATTAAATATCGGACTTGATACTGATTTCAAGCAAGGATACGCCATTACTTCAGTGACATCTCCAACCAGTACCTTTACCCCTTGGGGCAGTCCTTGGGGTAGTCCTTGGTCATCAGGCATCGAATATACGTTTGATAGGTTTGCTACTAAAGGTCAGGGACATTGTGCAGCAATACGTTTTGGTGGTTCACTAAAAAACGCTACCATGCAAATACTAGGATTTGAGATAAGATACGATATGGGTGGTCAGGTATAATATGGCAAAACCAACTAAACCAACAAAATCTTCAGCTAAACCACCGCCAAGCAAACCAGCGCCAACTAAGCCAGCACCTAGCAAACCAGCGCCCAGCAAGCCTGGTAAACCGCCTGGCTCCATGGCCAAAGACCCCAAGGAAAAGCCAAAAGATTTAAAGCGTCTTTCTCCTGGTGTTTATCGCAATTCCAGAGGTGATTTAGTTAATTCTCAAGGTAAGCCAATTCCTGGTGCACGACCTCCTAAAAAGGATAAGCCAGGTAAACCAGGTAAACCAGGTAAGTCGCCAAAGCCAACAACACAAGCTCCGGCTCCTGGCACTCCAACGGAAGCAGCGCCTCCAACTATGGAAGACCTTGGAGATCAACCAGTACGCGCTGGTGGTGAGGCTTATGGAAAGATAACAGAAGACTTTGGCAACTTTGACCCATACGCAATGCAGCAGAAATATGAGATGGGTTTCACAGCAGAAATGGACAAAGCAAGGCAGAATGTTCTATCCCAATTTGAGCGACGCAATGCTGAGCAGTTTGGCCGAGAGCGTCAATCTACACAGCAAGCAATCGTAGAGCGTGGACTAGATCCAAACTCACCAGCAGCTCAAGCTATGGTGCGTGACCTTAATGATAGAGAAGATAGAGCACGACAAGAGGCTGCTAATGCCGCTGAGCAAGCTGCTTATGGTGTTCAGGAGCAAGCCTATAAACAATCATATCAGACAGCAATGAGTCCGGCAGAATACTTCCAAGCTATTCAACCGTCATACATTGCTGGCTTGCAGGGTCAGTATGGTTCTGAGCAACAGATATTCGCTGCAACAGAAGCAGACAAACAACGTAAGTTTGAGGCTCAGCAAGAGAAGTTGCGACGACAGCAACAAGAGCGGCTGGCTAGGTCAGGCGGTGGAGGCGGATCGCAAGATGGAAATGCTTACGCTAATTACGTTGCTAGTCAGTACGGACAACCTCAACAACCACAACAATCTGCAACGCAATCAGCCGCAACTGGCTTTGCTAACGCAGTTCCTCTTGCAATAGCTAATAGAAGGTAAAATATGGCAGGTGAAGATTTATACGGAGCACTAGCTGGACTTAACTACGACCCAGCAGAAACTGGATATGGTACCAGCTCACAGGTATTAGCTTCGTCTTTACCTGCTTTGATGAATCCTTATCAGGGTGCTGGCACTAACATAGGCATAGCTTTAGGTGGCGCTCTTATAAGCGGTTTGCTTGGCTATCAGGCTAGACAGTCTGCTGCTGAACAGTCCTTAGAAGCTAATAGACTTGGACTACAACTGCTAGAAGCTCAGACTCCACAGGCTCGTTTAGGCATCATAGAGTCAACTCCAGACGCTCTAATGCAGGAAAAGCTGTTAGGCGTTAATACTCGCCTTGCCGCTCAACAAGCAGCGATGAAGCAACTCGTAGACCAGGAAGTAGCTAAGCGAACTGGATTAGCTGAGTTTGAGTTGGGCCCACTTGGTTCTGCCCTATACGACCGAGATATTCGTAAAGCAGCGGAATTAGCTGGTGCAAGGCGTATTAGTGATGGAGGAGGCGGTGGCGGTGGTGCTGGTCAACTTGGAACTGTTGGTAAGCCGTTGGATATTTTTGACCCTGAAACATTAGCTGGTCGCAGAGATGCTTTGATTCAGCGTGGCAAGGACATGGGAATGACAGCTAATCAGGCTCTTGCTTACGCCGAAAAGAATCTTACTATTGATACTACGGCAAACAAAGGTGCCGTAGAGCGCGTTAATAAATCTCGTGAGAGAGCATTGTTGTTTGATGAAATAACGTCTACTGCTCGTGCAGGAGTAGACGCCGCTGGAATGACTGGTGGTGCTTTAGGAGGCTTACGAGAAAGAGCTTCCCGAGCTGCGGCTGTTTTTAGTCCTGAACAACAAGCTAAGCAAGATGCAGTTAAACTCCTTGATTCCGTCAAACCCGATATAGTGAAAATTGGTCGATCTCCTGGTGCTATTACTGAAAAAGAAAATCAAATTCTTATCGGCGCTGGACCCTCATCTTCTAATACTCCTTCTGAGAATGAAAAAATTATTCGTAAGATGGAAGTTATTGGAGACTTAGAACAGGAATATGCCGACTTTGTTGAATCTTACATAACGCAGAAGGGTTCAGCAGTTGGAGCAGATTCGCTTTGGATAAAATACAAAGAACGAGAAGTATTCAAAGGTGGCAGATACAATGAAAATCGTGTTCCAATTTACGATTACTTATCGAATTTAACAGAGCGTGATTTGCCAAGTAACGTAAGTGCAACAGACCAAAAATTGCTTGATGCTGGTTTCGTTCGTGGACCAGGTGGAGGATGGGTAAGACCATAATTTTATGGCTGAAAGAGAGCTTACAACTGAAGAAGCATTACGTTTTCTGGAAGGTTCTGCTGGCTTGCCAAGCGCATCAGCAGTTCCTACAAGGACACTCCAAACAACTTTTGAGCCAAGTTTACTCGATGTAAGTTCCCCATATCGTAGAGCTGCTGCCGTTGGAGCTGGTGGATTGCTTAGTTTAGCTGATGCCTTGACGTTTGGATTGACTGGTAATGTTGCGGCTGGTGGTTCTGCAATAGCTTCAGACCTTGCTAGTTTCTATACTGGTCAACCATCGACAACATCTTTTGAGCAGGAAAGAGCAAAACTAGCTGAGTTAAAAGCGATTGCTCGTGGCGAACAGGTTCGACAAGGTTATGTTGTTCCTGAATCTGTACCACTTCTCGGCGGCGCACCAATCGTAGAATTAGCTGGTGCTTTGAAGGCTCCCATACCAAAAGCAGCACTTGTTGGGCGAGGTGAGGCGTTAGTTCCTGCATTAGCACGAGCTGTACCTGTTTCAGCAGCTTTAGGCGCAGCTCCTGCTTTAAGCGTAGAAGTTCCGGCAGAAAACATTGCTAGTCTAGCTACATTAGGTGGTGGCATTGGAGGAGGAGTTGCTGGATTACTGCCAGTAATTG